ATGACCATCGATAATTCCATCCTTGAAAACCCCATCTTTGAACGTCAGCTTGAACTGGAACAGGAGATGAGAACCTCCGGTATCCAAAGGTTCAGAAAGAGCGTCGAGAAGGCTTCCGATAAGGGGCAGATGACCGGGACCTTGGCGGTCAACCGGTTGGTGAGTGAAGCTCATGAGAAAGTCGTGGCAGCTATCGCTGGCTTCCTCGCTGAAGCGAAGAGCGGAGCTGCTGGTCGTCGCCACACGGCAGTGGCCTTCATCGACAAGCTCGATGTCGACACGGTCGCCAACATCACCGCCCGCGTGATCCTCGACGAGGTCACCCGCAAGTCCAACCTCACGAAGACCTCACTCGCCATCGGCTCGATGCTGGAGAACGAGTTCAACAGCCGCAAGTTCGAAGAGGAGATGCCCAAGGCCTACAAGAAGTTCCTGAAGAAGGCCCAGAAGGAGTCCCTCGACAGGCGCAAGTGGTCGCATCTGCTGTACCCTGCACGTCTGCTCGGCGTGGAGCTGGAGGAGTGGAGCGAGAAGGACCGCATTCTCGTTGGTCTAAAGCTGGTCGACATCTTCATTCAGTCCACCGGCCTGATCGAGCGCGAGGTGGTCCAGTCGGCGCGCTTCGGCACCCTCGAATTGCTCACTGCCAATGAAGCGACGATGCGATGGATGGAGACCGAGAACAGCAGGCTCGAACACCTGTTCCCGATCTACATGCCCACCATCGTCCCGCCCAAGCCGTGGACCTCGCCCTTCGACGGCGGCTATTACACTGCCTTCCGTCGCCTGAAGCTGGTCAAGACGCATAACCAGCAGTACCTCGAAGAGCTGGCCAATCGTGACCTCTCGGAGGTCTATGAGGCCATCAACGCGTTGCAGGACACAGCCTGGGCGATCAACACCCAGGTCCTCGACGTGGTCCGCACCCTCTATGAGACCGGCGCTGGCGTTGCTGGTCTCCCTCAGGCTGACAAGCTGCGGATGCCGGCACGGCCTCATTGGCTGCCCGAAGGCAAGGAGAAGATGGCCGTCGAGGACATGACCAAGGAGCAGGTTGAAGAGTTTAAGGCGTGGAAGGCCGAGACCCATCGGACGCACGTCGAGAACGCCGCGATCTCAGGTCGTCGGGCCAGCTTCCTGCGTACCCTCGGGGTGGCCGAGAAGTTCAAGGATGAGGAGGCGTTCTTCTACCCGCACACCCTCGACTGGCGTGGTCGTGCCTATCCATTGCCCCTCTATCTGACCCCTCAGGGCAACGATCTGCAGCGTGGTCTGCTCACCTTCTCGAACGCTGTTCCGATCCACGATCAGGAAGCGGCCGAGTGGCTGGCGATCCACGGTGCCGGCTGCTGGGGTTACGACAAGGTCGACATGGAGGAGCGTGTGCAGTGGGTGCTGCGGAATGAGGAGCAGATCATCGCCTCGGCCGAGAACCCCTATGACAACCGCTTCTGGATGGACGCGGACAAGGGTGAGAAGAAGTGGCAGTTCCTCGCGTTCTGCTTTGAGTGGGCTGGCCTGAAGCGCGAAGGCTACGGCTACATGTCCTGCCTTCCGATCCAGATGGACGGCACCTGCAATGGCCTGCAGAATTTCTCCGCGATGCTGCTCGACGAGGTCGGTGGCGCAGCGGTGAACCTCATCCCGGCAGACGAGCCGCAGGATATCTATCAGAAGGTCTGCGATATCGTCTGCGAACAGCTCGCTCGCGATCTCAACAGCGCCGAGATGGTGATGATCAAGGGCAAGACCGACAGTGGTGAGGAGTACGAGAAGGTGGTCTGCACGGTCGCTGAGATGGCCTCTGGCTGGCTGCCGAAGATGGGCCGCAAGGTCACCAAGCGCCCGGTCATGACGCTCGCCTATGGGGCACGGCGCTTTGGCTTCGTGTCTCAGGTCGACGAGGACACCATTAAGGATTGGCGCACGAAGGAGCCTGAGGGCTACCCCTTCGTCAGCCAGGGCGATGACGGAAAGGCCATCGACTTCGGCTACAAGGCAGCTCAGTACATGGGCGGTCTGATCTGGGACTCGGTCGGTGAGGTCGTGGTCAAGGCTCGCGAGGCCATGGACTGGCTTCAGGCTGCCTCTCAGGTTGCCTCGAAGGAAGGCCTTCCGATCAACTGGTCGACACCTGTAGGCTTCCTCGTGCAGCAGGCCTATCGTGTTCCGAACATGAAGCGAGTGGACACCACGTTCAACTCGCAGCGTCTTCAGATCAGGTACCAGCATGGGGTTGGTAAGATCGACAGTCGCCGGCAGGCGTCTGGCATCAGCCCGAACTGGGTCCACTCGCTCGACGCTTCGCATCTGATGAAGACCATCGGGCGCAGCAAGCGAGAGGGGATCAACTCCTTCTCAATGATCCACGACAGCTACGGCACCCACGCAGGCAATGCCTGGGCTCTGGCTCGGTATCTTAGGGAGGAGTTTGTCCAATTGTACTCACAGGTGGATGTATTGGAGCGCTTCAAGGCAGAGCTTGAGGCTCAGACTGGAGAGCAGCTCCCCGATCTCCCTGCGAAAGGCAAGCTGGACCTCGAACAGGTTCTCGAGAGCCCGTTCTTCTTTGCCTAAATCTATCCACACGTGAATTGATTGCCCTCTCGCTGGGGCAATTACCCCTCCCTTAAGCAAATAGCTCAAACAGCAGGTCTCATCACATGAACAACTCCGACGCCCACAAGGCTCAGAGCGCGCTCGGTCGCGCCATCGAACTCTGGAATCAGGGTCGCGAAATCTCCTTCCAGCACGGCCAGGAGCTGCGCGAAGACGGCTACGATGTAGCTGCCCTCCGTCGCTTCCACTTCAAGCTCTCGATCTAAGGAGCGCCGACATGGCCAAGCTCACTCCAGCCATCTACGGCGCAGCTCCGGTCGACCTGGGCTGCATGGAACTGGACACATCGGAAATGATGTTCTGGCTCTACCTCCCGATCAAGATGCCGGGACAGTTCATGCCGAAGCTCCCGGCCAACCTGAAGAAGTACGAGCGCATTGTCGATGCAGTCATGGACGATGTGATCGACGATGACACGATCAACCCAAAGGGCAGGCGCTGGACCGAAAGCTACGTCTATCTCTCGGTCAAGATCACGCATGTCACACCGGATGCCCCCGGCAATCGCCCCGGCTGGCACTCCGATGGCTTCCTGACGGACGACCTGAACTACATCTGGGCCGACCGGAACCCGACCGAGTTCTTCATTACCGATGAACTCTTCGGAACCGAGCCCGATCACCGCTCGTCAATGAAGCAGTTCGACTGGATGGCCCGCCATCTGCTGCTCTCCAAGGGCGACCGGCTCGAACACGCCAAGGTGAACCACCTCTACCGCCTCGACCAGACGAACATCCATCGGGTGTCGCTCAACGTCGAAAGTGGGAAGCGGGCGTTCATCAAGGTCTCGGTCTCCGACAAGCCTTACGTTCAGCTCGGCAACTCCATCAACCACGATCTTCCTGACCACCCGCTGCCTTCACTGGAGCGGCAGGCCGAACGCAACTGCCCGCAGGGGAAGATGTGATCGCGCTCGTCTCTCGTGGCCAAGTGCCGGTCTTCTGCAAGTGCAAGACCTGCGGAGGCAAGGGGAGCTTCCACTACGCCACCGTGAATGGGTGGAGTGGTGTCGCCATGCTCTGCTTACGTTGCACGGCCGGCCTACAGGTCAAGCATCTGACACGCGGTCGGTCTCTTCCACCCCTCATCAGAAGGACACGTCCCTCATGGCTGAGCCGCATTGCCGCATTGGTCTCGTGACCCCCAAAGAACCCATGGCCGGGGCGTATGCAAGCGTTCCGATCAAGACCCCCTCGGGGATCGACTACCTCCACCTGAAGCGCGTCAGCGTGTCGGCTTGGCGTTCTATCTCCACGCTCGAATACGTTCGGGCAATCCGCTGATCATCAGCCCTCGACATCTGAGAGAAAATCATCATGGCACTTCGCTCCGTAAAGTTTATGACCCGCCCTTTCCAGCACAACTCCAACCGCTCCATCGAGATCTTCCTCGGCACGATGAACGAGGGCAATTATCTGAACGTGGGGCTCGGCGGCTCTACCCAAACGATCCACCCCGATGACGCCAAGCGCCTCCGCGACGAGCTGATCAAGCTCTACCCCCTGGCACTGGCCCCGGCCGCTGCCCCCGCGTCCAAGTTCAAGGCCGGCGACAAGGTCACCTACAAGGCCATCGTCGGCTACGGTGCTCGTGGCATGGACGGCCGGAAGGGTGTGATCAAGGATGTCCTGGCCAACGAATGGTACATGGTCAACTTCACGGGTGGTCCGTTCGACAACCTGATCAAGGTCCACTCCGATTACCTCGCAGCCCAGCCGGTTGAGCCGCGCGGCTTCAAAGTTGGTGACAAGGTTCGCCGCACCACCGGCCAGTCGAAGGGCGTGGTCATGACCGTAGTCGAGACCCACCCGACACAGGCAAGGGGCGACATCCGCGTCGATGGTATGACCGGCTGGCGCATGCAGAAGTACTTCGAGTTGGTCACTGATGACCCCGTCGAAGCTGTTAAGGCTGCAATCCCGACCGTCAACTCCGGTCGCTACCTCGTGGTCGCCCTTGAGGGTGCCAACTACGTCCCCGGCAGCAAGCCGAAGGTCCACGTCACGGACATCGGTGCCAACGCCGAGGCCGAGCGCCTGGCCAAGGAAGTCGGCGGTACCTTCCACGTCTTCAAGGCCACCTTCGAAGCCAGCCGTGAGAAGCCGGTGATCCCCCCGGTCAAGACGACCAAGCTTTAATCAATCGCATCCACCAGTGGATGTTTTCAGCCCCTTCACCTTGCCGGTGAGGGGGCTTTTTCATTTCCCACAGCAGGACTTTCTCTATGGCAGAACGCAAGAAGAACCCGTCGCTCAATTCCCCTCGCGGTCCCCTGAAGTTCCCGAAGATCGACAAGATCGACTACGGCACGAAGGATTACCCGAAACCGAACGGCGAGTACTCCACCAAGCTGGTGCTCGAAGCTGACGCACCGGCAACCAAGGCCTTCATCGCCGCCCTGATGCCGCACTATCAGGAAGCGATGGCCGAGGCCGCAGCCAAGTTCAAGGAACTCAAAGTCGAGACCCGCAAGAAGCTCGGCAAGGTCACCGAGAACGACCTCTTCACGACCCTCTACGATCAGGAAACCGAGCAGCCGACCGGCTACATCGAGTTCAAGTTCGCGATGGCGGCAAGCGGCGAGCGCAAGGACAAGACGAAGTGGGCAGCCAAGCCCGCGATCTTCGACGCCAAGGGCAAGCCGATGACCAAGGTACCGGAGATCTGGTCGGGCACCGAGGCCAAGGTCTCGTTCGAGTGCCAGCCTTACTTCATCCCAGGTACCGGCGCGGCCGGCCTGAAGCTCAAGCTGAAGGCTGTCCAGATCATCGACCTCGTCTCCGGTGGTCAGCGATCCGCGTCGAGCTACGGCTTCGGCGCTGAAGATGGCTACGAATACGAGGAGCCGGCGACCGAGGAGAACGAAAGCGGCTTCGGTGACGAGAGCGGCGAGGACACCTCGTCCAAGACCATCGACGACGACATCCCGTTCTAAGGACCACATGACCTACCGCACATCCGCAGCAGGACTGCGCGCGGTGGGTATTCGAGAAGGCTTCCGCTCCGGTCTTGAGGACAAGGTGGGCGACCAGCTTCGGGCGCAGGGCATCAACCCGCGCTACGAAGAGGTCATCATCCCCTACACCAAGCCGGAACGGAACGCCAAATACACCCCAGACTTCCAGCTCCCGAACGGTATCTTCATCGAAACCAAGGGGCGCTTCGTCACCGAGGACCGGCAGAAACATCTGCTGGTCAAGACGCAGCACCCCGAGCTGGACATCCGGTTCGTCTTCTCGAACCCCAAGGCCCGCATATCCAAGACTTCACAGACAACCTACGCCGACTGGTGCCTGAAGCACGGCTTCAAGTTCGCGGCGAAGATCATCCCCCAGGAATGGATCGATGAGTAGCATGTTCACACCCCGCAAGGTGACCTCCTACCTCGTCGTGCATTGCTCGGCCACGCAGCCTAAGATGGACATCGGCGCGAAGGAAATCCGCCAATGGCATCGCGAGAAGGGCTGGATCGATATCGGCTACCACTTCGTCATCCGCCGCGATGGCACGGTGGAACTCGGCCGGCCCGAGAATGTGGTCGGCGCTCACGTTGAGAACCACAATTCCAATTCAATCGGCATCTGCCTCGTCGGCGGTGTCGATGCGAACATGAAGGCGCAGAACAACTTCACGCCTGCCCAGTTCGCCACGCTCGCAATCAAGCTGCGCGAGCTGAAGACCAAGTACCCCGGCGTCACCATTCAGGGACATCGGGATTTCCCTGGCGTGAAGAAGGACTGCCCATCGTTCGATGTCCGCAAATGGATCAACGAGACCGGCGTCTTCGATACCTCACATGTTCCGGCTGAACCGGACGCCCGAGCGGTCGAGATCACCAGCGCCACCCCCACGATTTTCAGTCTGGCGAAGAAGTACGGCACGACCGTCGAGGCGATCCTCAAGGTCAACCCGCACGTCGACCCGACGAAGCTGAAGCTCGGTCAGGTCATCCGCCTCCCAGGCTGATTACCCCTCCCTTAAGCTGACCTCCAATGGCCCTCACGGTTCCCTCCGTGGGGGTCTTTTCGTTTTTACGACCTCAACATCCGAGAGATCACATGAACTACCACATCGTTGTCGGCGCTCATGTTCGCCACAAAGACCACCCGGACTACGGCAATGGTCGCATCGCCCACATCCACCAGAACGGTAAGTCGCTGGCCGTCGAGTTCGAGAACCGCACGGGCCTCGCACACGATTGCGCAGGTCACACCAAGAAGAACTTCGGTCGCTGGACGAAGGCTTCGAGCCTGGAACTGATCAACCCCTTCAAGGCCGGCGATACGGTCCAGATGGCTGCCCTCGATCAGCGCGCCTATCCTGGCTTCTACTACGATAGCGACTATGCCGGGAAGAACGGTTCAGTCCTGTCCGTCGATGACAGCTACGCAATCGTCTCCGTCGCCAGCATTACTGGCAGTCAGTTCGTGCCAACTGCTGACCTCACGCTGGTCAAGGTCGACCCCGTCGAGGCTGTCAAGAAGGCAACCCCGAAGGTCAAGACCATCGTCTTCCAGTCCGGTAGCCAGTGCGACCGGCTGGTCAAGCACCTGCTCGCCGGCAACTCGATCACCCCGCTGGTGGCCCGCCAGTTGTTCGGCGTCGAGCGCCTTGCGGCCCGCATCCTCGAAATCAAGAAGGCCGGCCACAAGGTCACCTCGACGATCAAGACCGATGTCAACGGCAAGGTCTACGCTGAGTACGGCCTTCGCAACGCGGGGAGGATTTGGACAGCATGAAGTTGGCCACTAACATCCTCCTCAACATAGGTGTCATGGTCGCAATCTTGATGGCCATCGCCATTGTCGTGGGATCAACAGCGGCAGCTTTCTTCTACTTCGGCCCGCTCGTTGGTACCCTTGTCGGCATGTTCTGGTTCGCGGTTGCCATCGCGGTAGACAAGGCGGAGCGGCTCTAACCTCCAATGTCGGAAAGCTCCTTCATCCGCAAGGAGCCATGCCCCGCGTGCGGTTCAAGGGACAACCTTGGCCGCTACTCGGACGGCCACGGCCACTGCTTCGGCTGTGACTATTACGAGCCGGGAGATGGCTCCGACCCCCAACCTTCAAGGAAAAAAAAGATGTCGCGAGACCTCATCTCGGGCGGGGAATACCGTGCCCTTTCAAAGCGCGGCATCACCGAAGAGACCTGCCGCAAGTTCGGCTACCAGATCGGCCACTTCAAGGACCAGCTCGTCCACATCGCCCCCTACCACGACGATGAGGGAAACCTCACGGCGCAGAAGATTCGCTTTGCCGACAAGACCTTCACGGTCACCGGCAACATGAAGCCGGCGCTCCTCTTCGGGCAGAGCCTGTGGAGCGGCGGTGGTCGCAAGGTCGTGGTGACCGAGGGTGAGATCGACGCCATGTCGGTCAGCCAAGTACAGGGCAATAAGTGGCCTGTGGTGTCCATTCAGAACGGCGCTCAGGCCGCGAAGAAGGCCCTATCGGCAGCCCTCGAATGGCTCACCACCTTCGAGGAAGTCGTCCTGATGTTCGACATGGATGAGCCAGGGCGTGAGGCCGCAGCCGCATGCGCTGCTCTCTTTCCCCCTGGCAAGTGCAAGATCGCCCGGCTACCGGACAAAGACCCCAACGCTCTGCTCATGGCAGGCAAGGGGGACGAGATCATCACCGCGATCTGGCAGGCCCAGACCTATCGTCCCGATGGGGTGGTTTCCTTCAAGGACATCAAGGAAGCCGCTCGCCGACCTATCGAGATGGGACTTCGGTGGTTCTGTGAACGCCTGACCAAGCTCACCTATGGACGCCGTTTCGGAGAAGTCTACGCCTTCGGCGCGGGCACCGGTATCGGAAAGACCGACTTCCTCACCCAGCAGATCACCTTCGATGTCACCGAGCTAGGACAAAAGGTTGGCGTGTTCTTCCTCGAACAGATGCCGACCGAGACAGCCAAGCGATTGGCCGGCAAGTTCGCCAAGCGTCGGTTCCACATCCCCGATGATGGGTGGACTGATACCGAACTGGACGAGGCTCTAAACAAGCTCGATCAGGATATGCTGTTCTTCTACGACAGCTTCGGTGCGACCGAGTGGAGCGTCATCCGCGATACGATCCGCTACCTCGCCCACAGCGAGGGCGTGAAGGTCTTCTATATCGACCATCTCACGGCCCTTGCGGCTGCTGAGGATGACGAGCGTAAAGCCCTTGAGCAGATCATGGCCGAGATGGCTGCACTAGCCAAGGAGCTGGGCGTCATCATCCACCTCGTGTCGCACCTCGCCACCCCTGAGGGTAAGCCTCACGAAGAGGGTGGTCGTGTCATGATCAGGCACTTTAAGGGCAGCCGAGCCATCGGCTTCTGGTGCCACTACATGTTCGGCCTCGAACGTGATCAGCAGCACGAGGATGAGCGTCTCCGTGCGGTGACAACCTTCCGTGTACTGAAGGACCGCTACACCGGCCAAGCCACAGGCGAGGTGATCTACCTCGGCTACGAGCGCGAGACCGGCATGCTCTACGAAACCAGCATCGAGTTTGGGGACGAGACCGGCTCTGATTTCAAGGACGAGACCGCCCCCTTTTAACCAAATTAATCCACCAGTGAATTAGTTACTCCGGCGAGAGGACAACATGGACTTCAATTGGCACTGGCCAGACGGGTCGTCAGTCGACGCGCCTGCGCCTTCCACATACATCTTCGACTGCGAGACTGACGGGCTTCTGGACACCCTCACCAGGGTCCACTCGTTGGTCATGCGTGACCCCAGCAGTGGCTTCACGATCTCCGCAACCTCGAACGAATACGGCTCGGATGATCCCACGATCATAACCGACTGGACCGTCGAGGAAGCGTTACATGCCCTGATGAACGCCGATGTCATCATCGGTCACAACATCATCAAGTTCGACATCCCGGCATTGCAGAAGGTGTTCCCATGGTTCGAGCCAAAAGGCTTGATCATCGACACCTTGGTCTGCTCCCGCTTGATCTGGTCCGACATCGCTGACCACGATCTGAAGCAGGTGCGCAAGGGCTACCCAGGTAAGCTGGTCGGCTCCCACTCCCTGAAGGCCTGGGGCTACCGTCTCGGCGTCTTGAAGGGGGAGTTTGGTGAGACCACCGACTGGCACTACTGGTCCCCAGAAATGCAGACTTACTGCGAGCAGGACGTTGAAGTCACTGCCCAGTTCTACGCCCGCATCAAGAAGAAGGACCCCGCCAAGAAGGCCCTTTGGATCGAGCATGAGTTCTGCAAAATCATCGCCATGCAGGAGCGCCACGGCTTCGCCTTTAACGAGGAGGAAGCCGTCAAGCTCTATGGCCAGCTTGTCACCCGCAGGCTGGAGATTGCCCAGGACCTGAAGGCTGCCTTTCCCCCGGTCGAGAAGACCGAGGTGTTCATCCCCAAGGTGAACAACAAGCAGCGCGGCTACGTGAAGGGTGAGCCATTCACCAAGAAGTGGATGGTCGAGTTCAACCCATCATCCCGCCAGATGATTGCAGATCGCCTGCAAGCCATGGGCTGGGTGCCGCAGGAGTTCACCCCTTCCGGGCAGCCTAAGATCGACGAAACGATCCTCCAGGCGCTGCCCTACGCGCAGGCGAAGGTGCTGGCCGAACACTTCCTCGTCGAGAAACGCATCGGTCAGTTGGCCGAGGGCGATCAGGCGTGGCTCAAGCTCGTCAGGAAAGGGCGCATCCATGGTTCCGTCAACACCAACGGTGCTGTCACCGGTCGGTGCACCCATAGCAACCCGAACGTCGCTCAGGTACCGCGTGTGGGCAGTCCTTTCGGGGCAGAGTGCCGAGCGCTATTCAGCACTACCTCGCGGTGGGTTCTGGTGGGGGCCGATCTATCTGGCCTTGAGCTTCGGTGCCTCGCCCATTTCATGGCCCTCTTTGATGGAGGGGAATACGGGCGCATCGTCCTCGAAGGGGACATCCACACCGTAAACCAGAACGCTGCCGGCCTGCCGACACGTAACGATGCCAAGACGTTCATCTACGCCTTCCTCTATGGGGCAGGCGACCAGAAGATTGGCAGCATCGTCGCGCCTGATGCATCCCCTGAGGAGCAGAAGCGCATCGGCAAGAAGCTCAAGCGGCAGTTCCTCGCGAAGACCCCGGCACTGCGCCGCCTCCGTGAGGTCGTCGAGCTTAAGGTTCTCGGGTTCGTCCCCAAGTCCCGGCCGCTCAGCGTCAACCCCGCATATGAGCATCTGTGGCGACAGGACAGCGCCAAGCAGTGGTGGTTCAAGGCCTCCGCTGGTGGCGTTCTGGTCGGCCTCGACGGACGCCAGCTCCACATCAGGTCAGCTCATGCAGCCCTCAACACGCTGCTGCAGTCGGCCGGCGCGTTGATCTCGAAGGTCTCGATGATCTTCGCTTATCAAGAACTATCCACCCGTGGCTACATCTTCGGGAGGGACTACGCCTTCGTGGCTCACATTCACGACGAAATCCAGACCGAGTGCCGCGCCGAGATCGCGGAGGAGGTGGGGCAGATCGTCGTCGAGGCGATGCGCGCGGCAGGTGCATTCTTCGCCTTCGGTTGTCCGATCGATGGCGAGTTCAAGATCGGCAACAACTGGAAGGAAACCCACTGAGCCATGATTGAAATCCTCAAGCAGGCCTTGGAGAACCCCTTCAAGACCAAATCCAACTTCGCCCGTGAGAACGCTGATCTGATTGCCATGGCAGCCAGTGACGGCTTCATCACGACCCGCGTGGCTGCCGGCCTGTATTCCCGCAAGTGGATGATCACGCCGGTCGGTCTCTCCCACTACTACGCACTGTCGGGGATGAACCATGACTGAAGGTCAAGCTAAGCTTCTCTCGGTCATCATGATCGTGGCCATTATCGTCGACATCGCGAGGCTGGTCTCCTGATGTTCGACCGCACGTTCGTCGGTGGGCGCACGACCCACCACCATCACATGACTATCAACCAACAGCCGAACGACGCTGCCGATGCGGCCCGCCTCTATGGCGAGCTGCAAGACAAGGCGGGGGATTCCGTCAAGGAAATCATCGGTCACCAGATCGCGGACACCAAGGTCGAGTTCGTAACGCTCGATACCCACCGCGATGTCCTGCACTTCAAGGACCACGTCCGCGTGATCTTTAAGATCAACGGCAAGACCTTCGACACGAGGGTCGAGATCGATGAGCACAATCTCAACGAACCCCGCGAGCGTGTGGCTTATCGCGCAGTTGCCGAGGGCATCGCCAACACCCTGATGGATCGGTCGATCCTTCAAATCTATCAAACCTTTGCGAGGAGACGCTGATGTCAACCAAACGCTGGGTCACCTTCGGTCGCACCGAGAGCGGTGACGATCTGGTCCCGATCATCTGGGACGAACGACCCCCGCACCACGTGGTCGAGGACGCCTATCGGGAACTCTACCCGGAAGAATACCGCTATGTCGGCCACGTCAACTGGACGGCAGCCGAAGCGGAGGAGGGCGTCATCCTCCATGACTAGAACCCTCCTCATTGACGCGGACGTGGTCGCCTACGTGGCGGCTTCGTCCCTTGAGGTGGCCACTGACTGGGGCGACGGCTACTGGACTTGGCACGTCGACGAGTTCGAAGTGCAGAAGAAGGTCAAGCAGATCATTGACGATACGATGGAAGATCTGAAGGGCGATACCTACAAGCTCTGCCTGACCGACAGTCTCGGCAACTTCCGTAAGTCCGTCCTGGCCACCTACAAGGGCAACCGCTCGAACATCAAGAAGCCCCTGGTTCTGATGAAGACCAAGGAATGGATGATCGACGAGCTGGGCGCGTACTTCCGCCCTGGCCTCGAAGGCGACGACTGCATGGGCATTCTCGCCACCATGAAGGGCGCCGACGAGCGCATCATCGTGTCCATCGACAAGGACATGAAGACGGTCCCTGGCAAGTTCTGCCGCTACACCGACAGCAAGGCCAAGATAGTCGAATACTCCGAGCAGGAGGCCGACTATTGGCACCTCTACCAGACGCTCATGGGCGACGCTACGGACGGCTATTCAGGCTGCCCTGGCATCGGCCCAAAGAAGGCTGAGGCGATCCTTGGCCCGATTGACGAGTTCGATCTGGCCGAGGGCTGGGCGAGGGTGCTTGCAGCCTTCGAGAAAGCCAAGCTCACCGAAACCGATGCACTGACGCAGGCCCGCGTGGCCCGCATCCTCAGGGCATCTGATTACGACTTCAAGAGGAAGGAGCCCATCCTGTGGCAACCAAAGGCAAACTGATCGCCCTCTATAGCGATGCAGCCGGCAGCGGTAAATCCGAAGTCGCCGGTACCTTGGTCAGGCATGGCTACCAGTCGGTGAAGTTCGCCGGCCCCCTGAAGAACATGGCCCGTGGTCTGCTCAGCTCGATGGGTTTCGATTACGTGACCGTCGAGCGCATGATCGAGGGTGACCTGAAGGAAGCTGTAATCCCCGGCTTCAAGACTGTCACGCCCCGCCAGATCATGCAGACCCTCGGCACCGATTGGGGCAGGGAGGCTATCGACCAGGACCTCTGGACGAAGGTGGCAGCCGCCAAGATCGAAGGGCTGCGTGATAAGGGGATCGATGTGGTGATCGATGATCTCCGCTTCCCCAATGAGTACGATCTCATCGCTTCCCTTGACGGGACGCTGGTGCGTGTCGTTCGGGCTGATCCTTCACGGGAGGCCGGTGGTGCATATGAAGGCAAGCTCTCGGGCCACTTCTTCCACCAAACGATCCTAAATAACGGAACGCTTCGCGAGTTGTACAGCAAGACGCTTCTTCTCGCGCAGTCGGTATAACCAATTCAATCCACTGGTGAATTCATGATCAAGAAGTTCTTCGGCCTCTTCGCCGTTCTCCTCTCCGCGTCCCTCGTCTTCGCTTCCATGGCTGAGGCTGCCTCCTTCGGTGGCTTCCGTGGTGGCAGCTCTTTCCGCTCCTCCTCGTTCAGCTCTTCGCGGTCGTACTCGCGCCCCTCGACGAGCTACAGCCGTCCCTCGACCTCTTACAGCCGACCGTCCACGAGCTACTCGCGACCGGCCTACAGCTACAGCCGGCCGAGCTACAATTCCTACTCCTCGACCACGGTCAACCAGTCGAGCGGTGGCGGCTTCTTCTCCAGCATGCTCGGTTCGATTGCCGGGTACGGCATTGCCTCCTGGCTGTTCGGTGAAGACGAGAAGCCGGCTGAACAGGCTCCTGCCGCAGCGCCGGCACCGGCCCCTGCAGCTCCGACTGCCGCTGTCCCGACGACCACCATTCAGGAAGTCCCGAAGGCACAGTGAGCAATCTGCAGGACCACACGAACGAAAACCTGCCCAGCGACCTGAAGGTCTCCCGAAGGGGAGGCCAGCTCGTACTGCAGACCAGAACCGCGACGATCTACCTCGACTTCAGCCGCCGCAATGAGCTGGTCGAGGCGATCAAATCCTTGGGGTGAAAGCCGCCCCGAGGGCCATTTTCAATTACCCCTCCCTTAAGGATAACTCGATGGCCGAAGACCAAGATCGCTTCCCTCATATCCCCAAAGACCTCATCGACGCCCTCGATCAGAAGTTCCCTGAGAGGACACCCTCATTAAAATCCTCCTTAGATGAGATCAGATGGAAGGGGGGAGAGAGGCATGTCGTGAGGTTCCTCCTCGAACAATACCACCGTCAGAATGAGGCGGTGATCAACGAACAGGTTCTCCGATAAATGTGCCCACGACCCAAAGTCAAAGAGCAGAAGGTCGAGCCGGTCGCTCAGACCCCGCCGCCTGCTCAGCCTGCGGCCACCGTCAATCAATCTGGCCCGAAGACGCCCGACGAACTTTCCCCAGAAGCAGCCGCCATCAAGGCCAAGCGTAAGGGCCGTTCCGGTCTCCGCATCCCGCTCGATGCAGGCACCGGTGGTGGCGCAACCGGGATCAACGTCCCTCAGGCATAAGGTTCCCCAATGACCGGGCAAACAGCTTCCGGTCGTTATCAGCAGCTTAGCACAGCCAGGTCTGCCGTCCTCGAACGAGCACGGGCTTCCGCCAGGCTGACCATCCCATCGCTTCTCCCGCCCTCAGGGCATTCCGAGACCTCGTCTCTACCAACCCCGTTCCAGGGCATCGGTGCACGAGGCGTGAACAATCTGGCCTCCAAGCTCCTGCTGGCCCTTCTCCCTCCGAACTCTCCCTTCTTCCGTCTGATGATCGACGACTTCACGCTCGAACAGTTGACGCAGCGGCAGGGGATGAGAGCCGAGGTCGAGAAGGGCCTGAACAAGATCGAACGCGCCCTGATGACGGAGATCGAGACCACGGCAATCCGTGTGTCCGCTTTCGAAGCGCTGAAGCAGCTCCTTGTTGCTGGTAACGTCCTAATCTACCTCCCGAACGAGGGAGGCATGCGGGTCTTCCGCCTCGACCGCTACGTGGTCAAGCGTGACCCGATGGGCAATGTGATCGAGATCATAACCCGCGAAGATATTTCCCCTGACATGGTCCCTCAGTCGATGAAGGACTCCGTCAAGCAGAAGTCGAAGTCGAACGAAAAGACTATCGAACTCTACACCCACATCGTCCGAACGCCTGACAAGTGGGTCATCCGTCAAGAGATCAAGGGCATGACCGTGCCCCGCTCGCGTGGTTCCTATCCGCTGGATAAGTGCCCGTGGATTGCCCTGCGCTTCACCAAGATCGACTGCGAAGACTACGGTCGCGGCTACGTCGAGGAATACTACGGCGATCTGCTGTCCCTCGAAACGCTCCAGCAGGCCATCGTCGAAGGCTCGGCTGCGGCTGCTAAGGTTCTGTTCCTCGTGAACCCGAACGGCACGACCCGCATGACCGACATCGCCAAGGCACCGTCAGGCGCTGTCCGCTCCGGTAACGCCGAAGACGTGAGCGTCCTGCAGCTCGAAAAGTACGCGGACTTCCAGATCGCCTTCAAGACGATTGAGACCATCCAGCAGCGCCTGTCGTTCGCCTTCCTCCTGAACACCGCAATCCAGCGGGCAGGGGAGCGTGTGACGGCCGAGGAAATCCGGTACATGGCCGGCGAACTGGAAGATGCCCTCGGCGGCGTTTACTCGATCCTGTCGCAGGAGTTTCAGCTCCCGCTCGTCCGCGTTCTCATGTTCCGCATGGAGCGCCAGAAGAAGATTCCACCGCTGCCTAAGGGTGTCGTCAGGCCGACCATCACGACCGGCCTCGAAGCACTTGGTCGTGGGCACGACATGAACAAGCTCAATCTGTTCGGCCAAGCCGCACAGCAGGCTGCCGCACTTCCGCCTGAGATCAGTAAGGCTGACTTCCTCATGCGCATCGGTACCGCCCTCGGCCTCGACATGGACGGTCTCGTCAAGACGCCTGCCCAGCTCCAGCAGGACCAGCAGCAGCTCATGATGCAGCAGCTCCTCGACAAGCTCGGCCCGAAGGGAATGGACATCCTCCGAGATCAACTCAAACCAGAGGTGCAAGATGGCGCGCAAGCCCAAGCCCAACCAGCCTCAGGGTGACGAGAGCGCGGCGACCAAGGTTGCCCCTCTGACCTCTGAGGTCCCTGCCGGTCGTGCCGGTCCCAAGCGGACGGTCCACGATCACGGCATCGTCTCTCTCGACTTCTAAGGACCACCCCATGACATCCTTTGGTGACGCCTTCAAGGCTGCCCGAAAAGCCGGCAAGACGACCTTCAAGTTTGGAGGTAAGTCCTACCACACCAAGACAAAAGACGAGATGGCCAAGACCACGAAGGCCGTCCCGACACCGACCCCACGCCCCGAGGCGATGAAGACTGATGCCCAGGCAGCGGTCGACAGCGCGCCGAAGTCTGCTCCCGCCAAGCCGGCCCCGAAGCAGGACTACCCACGCCCCGCAAAGTCCGTGGGCATCGCCAGCGCCAGCTCCGCAATCGGTCAGGCCGCAGCCGCTCGGGATAACGCCCCGGTCACCAAGGTTCCGTCCCGCGCCAATGCGAACGCGAACACCGTGCAAAAGCCTCAGACCCCCGCTCGGGGCACTGTCCCCAAGCCTGAGAAGCAGGGGCCGCAGCCGGAGGAGCAACAGTGGTTCGCCCGTAAGGGCTCCGCGATCTCGCTCGGCATCGCCCGTCGCCGCAACGCTCCCGTCTCGAAATAAGCAGGAACCATGGAAAACGAAGTGAAAGAAGAGGACCAGATCGTGGTCCCCGGCTCTGACGAGCATAACGCTCTCATGGTCGAGAAATTCCAGAACCAGTCTGGCACGGTCGACAAGCCGGCCGAAACGCCCGCTGAACGTCCCTCCTGGCTCCCCGAGAAGTTCCAGACGCCGGAAGCCTTAGCCGAGGCCTATGCTGCCCTCGAACGCAAGCAGTCGAGCGGCACCGAAACGCCGGCCCCGAAGCCTGCCGATGCGCCGGCTGAAGAGGCCCGTGATGCGCTTGCTTCTGTCGGCCTCGACTTCGACGCCTTCGGCACTGAGTTTGCCGAGAAGGGTGCGCTGTCCGATGAGAGCTACGCCAAGCTGGCCGAGAAGGGTCTGACGAAGGAAATCGTCGACGACTTCATCGCTGGCCAGGAAGCAAAGACCCAGCTCCACCGGGCCGAAGTTCTCCTCGCAGTCGGCGGTGAAGACACCTACACGCAGATGACCGAGTGGGCCGCTTCGAACCTCACGCCCGCTGAGATCGAGGCCTACAACGATCAGGTCGACAGCGGCAGTATCACGGCTGCCAAGATGGCCGTGCAGGGCCTGAAGGCTCGCTTCGAAGCAGCGAACGGCGCAGAACCGGAACTGCTGAACGGCGAGACTGGCGGCAACTCCACGGAGGTCTTCCGGTCGACCGCTGAACTCACCGCAGCAATGCGTGACCCGCGCTACAAGAAAGACCCCGCCTATCGGGAGGACGTCAAGCGCAAACTCTCCAAGTCCTCGCTCTACTAAGGAACGTCAATGACCGCACTCGCCTCTATCGTGGCGCTGCTTTGGGCTCATCTCGACGACATCTTCGCAGTGCTCTTTGCGCTGCAGGCTGTCCTCGTCCTGATCTCCAAGCTCACGCCGACCCCGAAGGATGACGCCATCGCAGCGAAAATCCTGTCGGTCCTCGAAAGCATCGCCTCTGTCCTCTCCGTCAAGCGGAAGGATTTCCCGGCAGCTCCGACATCCCCAGGTCTTTACTGACCTCCTGCTTGCCCCTTCGGGGGCAGGCGATGCCACCGTTCAGACCGGGGGTGGTGAAAGTGAGGCGAGAATGCCTACCGGGTCTCAATGGCTCATAGTTCAATGGCAGAACGACCGACTGTTAATCGGTGAATGCAGGTTCGATCCCTGCTGAGCCAGCCAATTACTTACCCTGTGAAAGAAGTTCGACAGTGCTGCGTGCCTCATACGCGGCTGTCCAAGGTAATCCCCAGAACACCACTCAGCAAGCTTAGCCCCGATGCGTCGGGACAACTTAGTCGTGTCGAGTGAAGCAGTTCGGGAAGCCTGATCAACTTCCAACTCTTCACAGGAAATACTTCATATGGCAAACGCCAACGTTACCCGCATCGGTCAGATCAACGGCTCTGGTGATGTGGATGCACTGTTCCTCATGCAGTTCGCAGGCGAAGTCCTCACTGCTTTCGAGGAAACCAATGTTGCCCTCGAACACACGATGACCCGCACGATCAGCTCGGGCAAGTCGGCACAGTTCCCCGCGACCGGCAAGGTCGGCGGTGAATACCACGTTCCGGGTACCGAGATCACCGGCCTGAACCTCAAGGCTGCTGAAACGGTCATCACCATCGACGATCTGCTGATCTCGCACGGCTTCATCGCCAACATCGACGAGGCCAAGACGCACTACGACTTGCGCTCGATCTACTCGACCGAGATGGGCCGCTTCCTGGCCAAGACGATGGACAAGCACCTGCTTCAGGTCGGCGTCCTCGCAGCCCGCGCCATGAACGTGGTCCAGGGCGAACCGGGTGGCTCCGTCATCCTCACGGGTGAAGCCGGTCTGCCGGCCACGCCGAACTTCGCTACGAACGGTGATCACCTCGCCGCTGCCCTCTTCATCGCTGCCCAGAAGCTCGACGAGAAGGACGTGCCGGAAGAAGAGCGTGTCGCCTTCGTGAAGCCCGCCCAGTACTACAACCTCGTCAAGGCCACCAACAACCTGAACAAGGACTGGGGCGGCATGGGTTCCTACGCTGAGGGCTCGATCCTCAAGGTCGCCGGCATCCAGATCATCAAGACGAACCACCTGCCGAGCACCGACCTGTCGGCTGCAACCGGCGTCGAGGCTGGCTCGGGCCTGCGCTATCGCGGCAACTTCGCGAACACCTCTGCGCTCGTCATGCACAAGTCTGCAGTCGGCACCGTCAAGCTGCTCGATATGGGCATGGAGTCGGCCTACGACATCCGCCGTCAGGGTCACCTGATGGTCGCCAAGTACGCAGTCGGTCACGGCATCCTGCGCCCGCAGGCCGCTGTCGAAATCCGCAACGCTGCGTCCTAATCAATCCACCAGTGAATATGGGGAGGCTCCTTAACAGGGGTCTCCCCTTTTTTTCGTGAAGGACATTCACTCTCATGGCCACTCAGAATTACTCCATCGAGACCGACGATTGGACTGCGGTCTCCACGGCTGAAGCCACGGTCATCGTCAAGAACGAGAGCGTCTTTGACGCCTACATCGCGGTCGCTCCGAACTCCGCTGCTCTTGCCTCGGTGAAGGGTCACATCCTCCCGCGCGGCGATGCATGGCCGTTCATCAACCTCGGAGCCAACAAGGTCTTCGTGAAGCGCAACGAGAAGACCCAGCCGCTCGCTATTTCGGTCAGCGCCTACTGAGGTCAGCATGATCAATCGCAGAAGTCTACTCTGGTCCACCTTCCTGTCATCGGGGGGCGGTGGTCATCCCGTGTGGGTACCGGACCCAAACCGATATATGCCTGCCGCAACCGGCACACGCTGGCCATCGGGCGCTACAGCAACCCCGTGGACATACCCGGCGGGCCTGAACTACCAGTGCTCCAAGCTGTTCTTCGGGTCGCCCGACTATCCGACCAATGACTTCCTGATCCCATTCGTTGGCTTTGCGCTGACCGAGGGCGGTAACGCACCGCAGGAAACCCAAGGTTCAACCACAGACACGCTCCTCGACGAGGCGTTCTTCATCCACCCCAATGGCACCGAATACCCGATCCTCTTTGGAGGTCTCGCGGCAGCCACTATCACGGCCAACACAGGCATCGTCTATGGGCAGGTGACCCTCCCGACAGCGCTCCCAGCTTGGTCCATCTTCGGTATCCGCACGGTCTACCATGGTAACGTAGGTGAGAACCGATTGGGGTCCTACCGCATCCAGCGACACCGTGGTGAGAAGTATTGGGGCGCAGGTGACCTCGCTTCCATTCGTGCCCTTGCGACGGCCAATGGCCCCTCGACGCCGGCCCTCGACCCAGACAACTGGTACAACACCGTTGGCAATGCCACGAACTCCCAGACGCAAGCCTATGGTCCCGCCATGGTGCTGGCTAAGGGATGGGATGGCAGGCCAGTCCCTCTCATGCTCGCGGACTCCCTTGCGGAGCGCCAGGAGATCGCCGCATCGGCTGACGAACGGCGAAACATGGGTATTTGGCGGCGTTGGCTGGACCAGAGAGACCCTGTTTGGGGGAGCCTCATACCGGTCGTCATGGGTGTCCCAGGCGCTCACTCCGAGTACGAGTTGACCACCAACGCTCTTAAGCGCTGGGTGATGATCGACTACATCGCCACCAACTTCAACGGCGGCAAACCGATCTGGACCTTCGTCCTCGACCAGTCTGGACGTAACGACACCACCTCCACGCTTAGCTTGTGGCAGAGCCGTAAGTTCGGCCTGGATGACCGAGTTAGGGCTAGGTACCCCGGCGTGCACATGGTGGGTATCACCATCATGCCGACCTTCACGTCTAGTGACGCTGGCAGGACTGTCGCCGGCTACTCAACGTCACCCACTTGGAACCCTGTTACGGGGGTCCTGGCCAGCCTCAACTCATCCATCATGGCAAGCACTCGGTTCGCCAAGGTTATCGACATGTTGCCCGCATTCATGTCGGACACCGACCCAACCAAGGGTCCTGCTGCCGAAATGTTCCCACTGGGTAACGTTATCGGCCATCCCGGTCTTCAGGACGGGACGACAAACTGGGACATCATACGGCTACCTTCGACGGTACCATTGGGCTGCCGCATCCTGATCGAATACCAGCCGGGTCTTTGGACCGGACGAACGCTCTCTGGGCGAACGGACAGGGGTGATGGTACGGCGGACTATAAGGTCGTCGAGGTGCTGCCGACTAACGTTCAGGACAACGCGACGATCCTCGGAACTGGCATGCACTCTGACTTCATCCATCCGGCCCTCCACGGTGTCCTGAGAACGGTCAGCCGCATCCCGCAGTCGGAGAAGTCCAAGTTCTATCCGGCTGCTTAAACCAGCCACCAACCCCCCCCAACTCAGGCCCGCCATCGCGCGGGCTTTTTCTTTTTCAGGATCAACATGTCCGTCCTCGTTCCGACTCCTACCACGGAGCTTGAGGCGATCAACCTTATGCTGTCCGTCATCGGTGAAAGCCCAGTCAACACGGCTGAGGATACCGGTGTCGTCGACGCGGTGATCGCCCGTCAAATCCTCTTTCAGTCCAGCCGAGACGTTCAGCTCGTGGGCTGGCATTGGAACACTGAAATCGACTACCCGATCCCTGCAAGCTTCCCCGAAGGTGAGCTTCAGCTTCCCCCGAACACCCTCAAGGTGGACACCACGGGGGCCGACTCGGTCCTCGATCTGGTCCAGCGCGGCAACCGCCTCTACGACCGCAAGAACCACACCTTCAACGTGGGCCGCACGGTCTACGTCGAGATCGTCCTTCTCCTGCCTTTCGACCAGCTCCCCGAGGCTGCCCGCTCCTACATCGTGATGCGAGCTGCTCGGCAGTTTCAGGAGCGCATGGTCGGCTCGGAGACGATCTGGCAGTTCAACTCCAGAGATGAGCTGAAGTCGTGGTCGAACCTGCTGTCCGCTGAGGCTGAGACGCTCGATCTGAACGTCTTCACGGACAACCCGTCCGTCCTGCGTGTGACCAATCGACTGCCCCCGGGAGGCCTCAGCTAATGGCCGGGGCGCTCATCTCAACAACCATCCCGAACCTGATCAACGGCGTCTCTCAGCAGCCCTATGCGCTCCGTCTGGCGAGCCAGTGCGAGCTGCAGGAGAATGCCCATAGCTCGGTCGTCGAGGGGCTCCGCAAGCGCCCTGGCACCACGCACCGGGCCAAGATCACCAACGCCCCCACAGGTGAGCTGTTCACGCACACCATCAACCGCGACCGCAACGAGCAGTACGAGGTCATCGTGGGCAACGGGGCGCTGAAGGTCTATGACCTGAAGACCGGTGTCGAGAAGACCGTGGCGTTTCCGAACGGTACCGCATACCTCGCTGCGGCTGACCCGCGATCTGCCTTCAAGGCAGTGACGATCGCTGACTACACGTTCCTCATCAACCGCACGATAACGGTCGAACAGGACACCACTTTGTCGGCCTCCCGGCAACCTGAGGCCATCGTGTGGATCAAACAGGGTGCTTACGGCACCAAGTACTCGATCAACCTCAATGGCAACACGGCCGAGGTGAACACGCCTGATGGTTCTGTGGCGGCGCATATCGCCCAGGTCCAGACCGACGCGATTGCAGCAAACCTGATCACCGCCATCAACAGCCAAGCCCCAGGCTTCACGTTCGTTCGCAGCGGTTCCAGCATCTGGATCAGGAAGAACGACGGCAACGATTTCACGGTCAACGTGACGGACAGCCAGGGCGACCAAGCAACGAAGCTTGTAAAGCGTTCCGTCCAGCGCTTCTCCGATCTGCCTGCAAAGGGCTTCGACGGTTTTAGTGTCGAGATCGCAGGCGATCAGTCGTCCTCGTTCGACAACTACTATGTGAAGTACCAGACCAGCAGCGGCTTCGAGTCGGGCGTCTGGGTCGAGAGCGTCAAGGGTGGCGAAGCAATCCGCCTCAAGCCCTCGACGATGGCCCATGCGCTGGTCCGCGAGGCCAACGGAACGTTCACCTTCAAGCAGGTGACGTGGGAAGATCGCAAGGTCGGAGATCTCGATAGCAGCCCGATGCCGTCCTTCGTGGGCAAGAAGATGAACGACATCTTCTTCCACCGCAACCGGCTCGGCTTCATCGCGGACGAGAACGTCTGCTTCTCTCGCGCCAGCGACTTCTTCAACTTCTTCCGTTCGTCGGCCACCCAGGTCCTCGATACCGACCCCATCGACGCTGCTGTGTCGCACATCAAGGTCTCCATCCTGCAGCATGCAATCCCGTTCAATGAAACGCTGCTGCTCTTCTCGGAGCAGACGCAGTTCCAGCTCGGGGCTGTCGATTTGCTCACGCCTGAGACCATCGCGATCAACCAGACGACCGAGTTCGAATGCTCCCTCAAGGCGCGGCCGGTCGGCTCGGGCAGAAACATCTACTTCACCTTCAACCGGGGTGAGTTCTCGGGCCTGCGCGAATATTACGTCGATGGGGACACCAAGACGAATGACGCGAATGACGTGACCTCGCACGTCCCGGCCTATGTGCCGAAGGACATCTCGAAGATGGCTGCCTCGTCTTCCGAGGACACCATCGCCATGCTGTCGGAAAACGAGCGCAACACGATCTACGTTTACAAGTACTACTGGAACGACCAGGAGAAACTCCAGTCGGCGTGGTATAAGTGGACGTTCCCGGCGACCGACACAATCCTCTCTGTCGAGTTCGTCGAGAGCAACCTCTACCTGATCATTCGGCGCGCTGATGGCGTGTTCATCGAGAGCATGTCGGTCAATCCCGGCACCAAGGACACGGGCTTCGACTTCGGCCTGCACCTCGACCGCAAGGTCACCGAGGCAGGCTGCTCGGTCAGCTATAACGCGACCACGAACAAGACCACGATCACGCCCCCGTATGCCACCGAAGCCGGCCTTCTGCCTGCCAGTGAGCAATACGTGATCGTCGCCCGCAATGGTGACCCGACCAAGAAGCCTGGACAGGTGATCCCGTACACCCTCAGCGGTAACTCGCTGGTGGTCTCGGGGCAGCTCGTCAATTTCTTCATCGGGCGAAACTACGTGATGCGCTACCGCTTCTCGACGTTTGTCATCAAGGAGGAGGCGGTTGGCGGTGGGCAGATGACCGTGGGCGAGGGGCGTATTCAGCTCCGCAAGGCCAACCTGACCTACGACCTCAGCGGCTACTTCCGTGTCGAGGTAACGCCCATACGGCGAGACACCTATACCTACATCTTCTCGGGTCGAGTGATCGGCTCGGCCAAGAATGTGATCGGGCAGGTGGCTGTCGACCGGGGCCGTTTCGCGTTCCCGATCATGTCGAAGAACGACACGGTCACCATCGACATCGTCAACGATACCTTCCTCCCATGCGCCTTCTTGAGCGCGGAGTGGGAGGCCCTTTACGTCATTCGTTCAAAGAGGCTGTGATGCTGGAAACACGTCACTCGCTTCCTGAGGACGTGACCTATTTAGCCCCGAGGCTCCGTGAAGCTGACCTGAGGGAGCTTGAAGCTGCTGGTGTTCCCAGCGCCCATCAAGCCCTTCAGGACGGCCTCAGGAACTCCAAGCACTGCATTTCAGTGGTCAATGATGAGGACCGTGCCGTGGCCATGTTCGGCTGCGGGCGGTTCACTGACGATGACGTGGGCTACATCTGGCTCCTCGGAAGTGACGAAATCAAATCAAACCCCACTCGGTTCCTCAGACGCTCGAAGCTCTGGGTGGACATCTTCCACAAAGACTTCCCGATCCTCACCAACTTCGTCGACCAGCGCAACACGGTGCACATCCACTGGATACGCTGGCTCGGCTTCTCGTTCCTCCGGACGGTGAACTCTGAGGGGCCGGGGAACCTTCCATTCTACGAGTTTGCAAGGATACACCATGTGTGTTGACCCCATTTCCGCGATTGGGCTTGCCATCGGCGCAGCGACCTCCGTGGTCCAGTACCAAGGGCAGGTCAGCGCTGCGGAAGAACAGAATAAGCTTTACCGGGATAACGCTGCCCGGGCCAACCAGAATGCCCGCGATCAGATGTTCCAGACCCAGCAGCGCATGCTGCAGGAGCAGGAGAAAGCTGGCGCCGAAAAGGCGGACAACCTCAAAGAGGCCCGCGAGGCCAAGGCAACGGCGACCGTAGCGGCCGGCGAGGCTGGTGTCTCAGGCCTGTCTGTCGATGCCCTCCTGGCCGAGTTCGATGGCCGTGCAGCGCAGGCGAACGACCGCGTCGATCAGAACACCGAATGGACCCTGAACCAGCTCAACAACGAAATGAAGGGCATCCGCTCCAATGCTGAAGACCGCATCAACTCGGTTCAGCGGGCAGCCAAGCCATCCTTCTTCGATGCCGGTCTTAGGATCGCTGGTGCCGGTCTCGATTCCTACAACGACTATAAGGCCCGTCAGAGGACGGCAGGGAGAGCATAATGGCACGTTTGCCGGGGCTGAGGCCCATTGACGAAGAGCGCCGCCGCTCCGGTGGTGGCCATAACCGTGGCCGCGTTCGTACCCCCTCCGCTGACAACATCAGGGTGCAGGGACTGTCCCCGAGCGCTTCCCCAGTCGACACCTACGCGCGGCCCGAGCAGGCCCCGATTGGGTCGAATGGCTGGGAGAGCTTGGCCAAGTCGCTCGCGTCCATCCAGCCGAGCATCAGCAATTTCTTAAATGTGCAGGCCGCTGAGCATCAGGACGATGACGTGACCGCTGTCCGTCAGGCGTTCCTGCAGAAGTCCCCTGAAGATGTCCGCAAGGCCATCAGAGAGGGCTCCGTTCCGGGCCTGACGAGCCTCGCCGGCAGAGAGCTGGCAGGTGAGCGACTGGCATACGACCGGTCCCTGCAGATCATGTCGGCCTACCAGACTGACTTCGACCGGGAGACCGGCGATGTTGATGCCTTCATCCGCGATCGGATCAAGGACGATCTGGCTGAGTTTGGTAACGACAAGGCGCTCATGGGTGCCTACACGAAGCAGATCGGAACGCTCACCGAGAAGCTCCGTAGCCAGTCGGTCGACGATCACTCGACCTTCGTGCAGGACCAGCGACAGGGTAATCTGTTCGAGAAGTGGTCAGCGAAGTCCACCTTCAACCGCGCTGAGGGCATGCCCCCGGCTGAGGTTGCGGCCGGCATGTTCGGGGAGTTCACGAAGAACCAAGAGCTGCTCCGCGTCCCGTTCCAGAAGCAGCAGGAGATGATGCTCCAGCTTGCCGATCAGGCAGCCACCCGAGGCGACTACGATCTGGCCAAGTCCATCCTCCAGCATCAGCGCACCGATGGTCCCTACAAGGGCAGCCTGATGACGGACGCGAAGGTGGGCGACACGGCATCCAAGCTGTTCGCCCGCATCGACGCCGATCAGACCAAGGAGCGCCTGGCTGCCGATGCCGCTGCCGATGAGGAGAATCTCTACAGCCAGGGCGTAGCAGCGGCCGAGAGTGGTTCGATCCAATCCATCGGTGATGCCCAGGTCCGCGACAAGAGCGGCGATCTGAAGACGATCTCGGCTGATTCCCAGAAGAAAGAGGTCGCCAACCGGCTGATCACCAAGGCGGCTGAGGAAGCAAACTACCGGGAGAAAGACCCGGAGAAGCGCCCAGCGCTCGCTCGCCGGCTGGAGAAGGAGAAGTTCGTCGGCTCTGGTCTGGAGCACCCCGTCTGGTTCAAAGCCATGAACGCGGCTCCCGGCCAGATCAACCTGAACGCAGCCACAGGAGAAATCCCACCGTCTGCCAAGGATGCCTTCGACACCTACCTCGATCTCTACAAGGACAGCCCTCAATACCTCGCCAAGAACCTGAACAAGGACTCTCTGGAGTTCTTCGAGGCTGCCCGCATAGCCGAGGAGGTGGGGAACGCAGGGACGCCTGAGGGTGCCCTGAGGCTGGCCCATATGGTGACGCAAGACCCGAACCAGATGGATGAAGCCCTGAAGCTCAAATACGAGAGCATCGACAGTGCGGTCAATTCCGCGGTGTCGAACTCGGCCGGCTGGGTGGACTGGACCTTCGGCAAGCAGACGGCTGGCAACCAGAACTATGTCAGAACCGAGATCGTCCGTCTGGCGAAGCAGTATGCGCTGCTCGGCAAGGACAACGATGAGGCCATCGAACAGGCCCGTCAGACCTTCGAGAAGAACCACATCAACGTGGCCGGCTCGTACATCAAGAACGACAAGCGCCTTCCTGCGGACTTCGAGCCGCTGGTCAACCAGTACCTGACCGAGTTCGTCGAGCGGCACAAGGGTGACCTGAACTACGACATCGACGACCTGACCATCTCCCAAGGCAACGGCACGGGGGCGTACTTCATCGTGCGCAAGTCCGACCGCATGCCGGCCTCCGTCGATGCGGATGATTGGAATTTCTCATTCAAACAACTGGACGAACTGCGGAAGCGCAACCGCGATCAGAAGATCGACGAGGTGACGAAGAAGCAGAACGAACGCTAAGGAACACTCATGGCCGACATCAGGTCAATCATCATTGATGCCGCGAACCGCTATGGCGTCGACCAAGACTACGCCCTCAAGACGGCCCAGATCGAGAGCGGCTTGAACCCCCACGCACAGAATAAAGGCTCCTCCGCAGGGGGCCTTTTTCAGTTCATCGACAGCACGTGGGGCAAGTACGGCAATGGCGCGTCGAAGTACGATGCCTACGCCAGCGCGGACGCTTTCATGCGCCTCACGAGGGACAACCAGAATTTCCTGAAGAAGCGGCTTGGTCGTGACCTGTCGAAGGGCGAGCTGTACCTTGCACACCAGCAGGGGGCAGGCGGTGCGTTGAACCTCCTGGCCAACCCAACCGCCATGGCTGTGGACCTCGTGGGCCGCGCTGCGGTCCTGGGTAATGCTGGCCAGACGGGCATGCTCGCTTCCGAGTTCGCCAGCCTGTGGACCAAGAAGATGGACGGCACCACGGTCGGTAGCGGTCCCTCGGGCATCGTCATACCGGGATCGATGGGAAACTCCCAAAACCCTGGAGACTACTCGGTCCACGATCAGGGCCGCATCAGTGCCTCTGACGTGATCCCCACGATGAACCTCACGCGGGCTGAAGAGGTCCAGCAGGAGAAGGAGCGTGTCGCCGCTCAGCCGTCCTACGGTGACGCTCTCGCAACCGCAGTGAAGAACGAGTGGTCGGTACTGACGCCCTTTCGTGCGCTGGGCCACTACGACCCTGAGCCCGACTACAAGCTCACCAAGGAGAAGCTCGAAGCATTCGGTCGGAACATCCCAGACGACTATCTCGACGAGTTCGAGGACGCGGTCTCTGATGAGCATGCTGAGGCGATCCGCAACAGGCTCCTGACGCAGCTCGAAGACAACCGCAAGATCGCCTCGCTGGGCACGGCAGGAACCGTCATCTCCATGGGCGCTGCCCTGACTGACCCCGGAGCTATCGCCGCAACGGCGGCTATTGGCGCTGTAACGGGGGGCTTCGGTGTCCCCGCTGCGGTGGCTGCTCGTCTCGGCCGCGTGGGCTTGGTCGGGCTGGCTGCGGCTGAGGGAGTGGCCGGCAATCTCGCTACTGACATCCCGCTCGTGGCCGTCGACCCGACCCGTGACGTTTCCTTCGACGAGCTGAAGTACAGCATCGGTACCGGTCTCGTTATGGGCGGTACACTGGGGGCCTTCAGGCGCAACCCGATGCTGAACGAGGAGGCCAAGCAGGTCGCCCGTATCGGGCAGCGTATGCAGAACGAGGCGCTTGCCCCGGCTAACCCCGGCTCGGTGGGCGCTGCTGCAGCCATGGGTGACAACTTCACCCGCAGCGATACCGCCAACCTGATCGACGACTTCAAGAGGCTCGACCCCAAGGGAACCTTCCTGAACTGGCGGGTGGATACGGTCGGCCAGCTCATGGCCTCCAAGAACCCGCTGGCCCAGACCATGGCCCGCTACCTCGGTGAGGACGGTGTTCGTGCCCAGAAGGGCAGTGGAGTGGTGACCGAGATCGCCGCGACCGAGCGCATGCAGCGAAGACTGCGTGTGGCCCAGGTCAACTGGTACCGGGGCTATGGCGATGCGTGGAAGAAGTTCCGCAAGGCCAACGGTATCAGCGCCTTCAACAGCAAGGATGCCGAGCTGAAGTTCAAGGACCAGATCGCTGACTACATCCGCGAGGAGAGCCCTTCAGCCCGCGCTCAGTTCCCCGCTGAGGTGAAGCAGGCTGCCGGCGCATTCCAGGCCGAGATGAAGTCGTTCTGGCAGGAGGCTCAGAAGCTGGGCATCACGAGGTCCGAGCATGGTGTGGAGAACTACTTCCCCCGCTATGCGCACCTCGCCAAGGCCACCAAGCTGATCAGGGACGTGGGTTATAGCATGGACCGCAAGGGTGGTCTGACGGACCTGTTCGCAGGGGCAATCCTGAAGAAGCAGCCAGGGCTCGAGCCTCAGATAGCCAAGCGCATGGGCTATGCCATCCTTGACCGCTTCCAGAAGCTCAGCTCGGGGGAGGAGATGTTTGGTTCCGGCCACCTCGGCTTCGACCTCGACGACCTTGAGGCGGAACTGAAGAACTACCTCTCGGATGACGAGATCGCCAACGTTAAGGCGTGGGCATCGCGCAACGAGAAGAAGGCCGATGAGGCGTCAGGACCGGCCCGCATGAAGGCCCGCATCATGCTCGACGAGAACCACTTCGGTGAGGTCTGGGACAAGCATGGCGCTCCACGTCAGGTCAGCATCTCCGACTTCTACGTCAAAGACCCGCACACGGCTTTCCAGCTCTACGCGCGCAACATAAGCGGCCAGCTCGCTATGGCCCGCATCCAAGTGCGTGACCCTGAGACCGGCAGCCTCCTGATCGACGGGATCAAGAACGGGAACGACTGGCTGAAGCTGAAGAACCAGATCAAGTCGGTGGGCGAGGCGACCGGCGCGAACAACACGCTGGATGAGAAGAACCTCGACTTCCTGTACTCAGCCATCACCGGCACACCGCTGGCTGGCATTGACCGTGGCTCCGATGGGGCGACGTTCCTGCGCATGCTGAGGGACTTCAACTTCCTCCGTCTGATGGGTCAGGTCGGCTTCTCGCAGGTTCCTGAGTTCGGCCGTGTGGTCGCCCAGGCCGGGATCAAAACCACCTTCCAGGCGGTTCCTTCCTTCCGTCACCTGCTCAACATGGCCCGCTCGGGCAAGATGACCGACGAGGTGGCCGAGGAGCTGGACGCCATGGGAGCCTTCGGTAGCGACTACGAGCGCACTGCTCATTACCTCGAAACCGATGAGCTGGGCGTTCCGGTCACCAGTGGGACTGATTCCACGATCCAGCGCGTGGCTGGCGTGGTGAACCCCAAGCTCCACGCGATGAACCGTTTCGTCTCGATGGGCTCGGGCATGGCTCCGGTCAACCGCGTCTTCCAGAAGTGGTCGGCCCGTGCGGCTGCCGTCAAGTTCACCAAGATGGCGATGTTCGGGGACAAGATCGACGCCGAGCGTCTGCGCGCCCTCGGGCTGGACAAGAAGGCTGTCGATCAGATCTTCGGAGCGATCAGGACGCATGCCACCTTCAAGGGCGGTGTGAAGTCCCCCTCGAAGCTCCAGAGCCTCGGCATCAAGAATTGGGATGGCAACACGTTGGCCTCGTTCGAGGATGCGATGTTCCGGCTGAACCGGACGATGATCCTTGAGAACGACCCAGGCCAGATGCACCGCTGGATGGCTCACCCGATGGGCCAGATGATGATGCAGTTCCGCACGTTCGCCATGGCAGCTCACACGAAGGCGCTCCTTCAGGGCCTCAACATGCGCGATCTCCCGGCGATCAATGGCGCTCTGGCGTCGAGCTTCCTCGGTGCTGCAGTCTATGCCGGCCAGACGCACCTCAACCTGCTCGGCAGGGAGGACCGTGAGCAGCAACTGAAGGAGCGCCTGTCGTGGGATAAGCTTGGCCTCGCCGGCTTCGCTCGCTCTTCTGAAAGTGCGCTGGTCCCGATGTTCGCTGATATCGGCTGGCAGTTCTTCGACGATGATCCGATCTTCGACACCCGCTCGTCGGGCTTGAAGACGACCATGCAGGGCGCTCTCGGTAACCCGACTGGTGACCTCGTCTCGACAGGTCTGGCTGGCATCGCTGGCGTCACCTCCGCGATTGCCGGCGACGATTACTCGCAGACCGACTGGCAGAACCTCACCCGCGTCCTGCCGTTCTCGCGCATGATGGGCGCTATCCAGTTCCTCAACTGGGCCGGCTCTGGCCTGCCTCGGCGCGAGCTTCGCGACTAAATCTACTCACCCGTGAATAGCGGCCCTCGGGGAAACTCGGGGGCCTTTCCATTTCAACAGAGAGACACTCATGGCTCTTGCTTATGCTCAATCCCTCGGGGACGGGGTTACGACCATCTTCACGGTCCCCTTTCCCTACATCTCTAAGACCCACGTTCAGGTGACGGTCGATGGCGTGGCGGTTGCCTATACCTGGCTGTCGCCCACCTCGGTCCAAATCACTCCGGCCCCGGCTGTAGACAAGATCGTGGATCGTCGCCGCGTAACCCCTCGCGACACACTTCTGGTCGACTTCGTTGACGGCTCTACGCTGGTCGAGAGTGAACTCGATCTCTCCGCGCTGCAGGTGTTCTACCTCGCGCAGGAGTCGTTCGACCTGGGTGAGTCGTCCCTCGGTGTCACCGAAGACGGCTCCTTCTCGGCCCTCGGCCGGCGCATCTCGAATGTCCTCTCGCCGGTTGAGGCGAACGATGTGGCCACCAAGCTGTTCGTCGAGACGGGCGTGTCCTCGGGCGTGGCCATCGCCACCCAGAAGGCGGCTGATGCCTCCTCTGCCGCTGTCGCTGCTGCGGCCTCCGAGACGAACGCTGCGACCTCCGCATCCTCGGCCAACACGTCGAAGAACACGGCCACCACCAAGGCCACTGAAGCGGCCACTAGCGCCACCAATGCAGCGACCTCGGCCACCACGGCAACGACCAAGGCCGGTGAAGCTGCGGCCAGCGCTCTCGAAGCGAAGGGCTACCGCGACACGGCTTCTACGAAGGCCGCTGAGGCTGCTGCCAGCGCTGCTGCGGCTGCTACGTTCGATCCCGCTACCTACTACACGAAGGTCGAGGTCAACACCTCCCTTGGCCTGAAGCTCGACAAGACTGGTGGGCAGTTGACGGGCAACCTCAACATCATGAAGAGCGGGCCATCTCTCTCGCTCCAGAACACCGACAGCGGGGGAAATACGTGGGGTCTGATCAGCGCGGCTGACGGGAAGCTCTACATCCAGAAGCAGAACGGCACGGTCGTCAACGAAGTGTCGTTCGGGACTGATGGCTCGATCTGGACCGCCCAGTTCGGTGACCTCAACTCCCGCATCGAGACCCGCGCCACCGCGTGGGCAAACGACCGTGTGGCCAACCTCTCGTTCCGGAAGGTTAGCCCTAGCTCGTTCTCTGTGCCGGACAACGGTCTTCAAATGTGTCCAGCCGGTGCGGTCCTCACGGGCATGAACATGGCGGGCACTCAGAACAATCCAACCATGTATTACCACTACTTGCAGGCATACGACCCTGTTCGCGGCTGGGTTACTTTCAGCGGAGCTTAATCATGGAAATCGTAAACTTCGGCCACTTCAAGCCCCTGAACGAAACCGGCGTCATCCTCTACGAGAACGAGCACCAGCAGGACTGGTACGATCTCCGCAAGGGCCTGACCAACTGGACTGAGCAGGGCGAGTTCGTCGACTCCGTCTACGGGGCCTGGGCTCTCGTCCAACCCGACGAGGACAGCCTGACCAATGGGACTGTGACCAACGTGGAGCACGATCCTTCCCGCCTCGTTCCGCATAACAAGATCGTCCTAGGTATGGACGCTGCCCCCTCGGAGATCACGCCGGGAATGCTCTTCCAAGGAGGTGTCTTCCTCCCAGCGCCTCCGGTAATCACGCCGATGCCCAACCTCTCGCCCCGCCAGCTCTGGCTGGGAGCGTTGGAGATCAACCTCACCAAGGCCCAGGTCATGGCTCAGATCGGGACGATTGCGGACGCCAAGCTTCGCGCCACGCTTGAAATCGAAATGACCGAACCGCCGCTTGATGGCTTCGTTCGGGACAGCTTTGCGGTCGAGCGGCTTCGCGAGCTTATGGGCATTCCTGCCGACCAGTTCGACACCCTCTGGCTCTGGGCAGGGACACTTTAATGGAACACATGAACACCGAGGCCCTGCTGTTGATCGGCAGGGTCGAGGGTAAGGTGGACACGCTCATCAGCCTGTCGTCTGCGCAATCCCAGCGCATCGACCAGCTAGAGGGGCGGATGTCGGCCGGGGAGGTAGACATCGCCTCCCTCAAGGCCAAGGCATCTACCAACCAATCCTTCATCACCAACATCACCGCGATCCTGGCCCTCATCGTGGCCGCGATCAGCGCCTATCTGAGCTACAAGTAATGGACCTTAAAGAAATCCTCTCGAAGCTCCATGAGGAAATGGCCCAGAAGCTCCTCGACAAGGTCAGGAGCGGGGAGGTTACAGCCGCTGAGCTGAACGTTGCCCGCCAATTCCTCAAGGACAACAACATCGACTCGATCCCGAAGGAGGGTAGTCCGCTCAAGTCCCTGACTGACGAGCTTCCCTTCACGGGCGACGACGACCGTCCCTCCTATAACTAAACCCCTCGCAGCCCCTCAGATCTGACTCAGGGCGCGCTCCAGCGACCTTCTGGCTACTACCCTAGCCGGGAGCGCTGATGCGCGTCTGTGAGTCCCTGTGGGCTGTTATATCCACGGGTGGATTAATGACAGCCGATAGCCTGAAGACAGGCACCCATCTTTCTCCCGCCGTCGACCCTCTGAAGAAGGATTTCAGAAACTTCCTCTTCGTGGTGTGGAAGCACCTCAACCTTCCTGTCCCGACAGCCGTTCAATACGACATCGCCGGCTACCTCCAGCACGGCCCCAAGCGTTGCGTGATCGAGGCCTTCCGAGGCGTGGGCAAGTCCTACGTCACCTCGGCCTTCGTGGTCTGGCTCCTTTACTGCAACCCCCAGCTCAACATCCTCGTGGTCTCGGCCTCGAAGGATCGCTCCGACCAATTCTCCAGCTTCACCAAGAGGCTGATCGCTGAGATGCCGATCTTGGCCCACCTCCGCGCCCAGGCAGGGCAGCGTGATTCGATGGTGGCCTTCGATGTCGGCCCAGCCCGCAACTCCCACTCTCCCTCCGTCAAGTCCGTTGGCATCACCGGCCAGCTCGCGGGCTCCCGTGCTGACATCATCATCGCGGACGACGTTGAGGTTCCGAACAACTCCATGACCCAGCTCCAGCGCGACCAGCTCTCGGAGCGCGTGAAGGAGTTCGACGCTATTCTGAAGCCGCTGCCAACCAGCCGCATCATCTACCTGGGCACCCCTCAGACCGAGATGAGCCTCTACAATAGGCTGCCTGAACGCGGCTATGAAATCCGTATCTGGCCTGCCCGTGTACCGTCTGACCCTGAGCGCTACCTCGGTCGCCTCTCGAAGTTCGTCTTGGACATGATCGAGGCCGGCGCTGAACCACGCCAACCGGTCGACCCCCAGCGCTTCCAAGAGCAGGACCTGATCGAGCGTGAGGCTTCCTATGCCCGCTCTGGCTTCGCCTTGCAGTTCATGCTCGACACCTCGCTCAGCGACCAAGACAAGTACCCGCTGAAGCTCTCCGATCTGATCATCAGCTCACTCGATCCCCGCATGGCCCCGGCCAAACTGGTCTGGTGCAACGACCCCGACAAGGTGATCTCCGATCTTCCCGCAGTGGGCCTTCAGGGTGACCGTCTGCATCGCCCGGTGTGGACCTCGAACGAGATGGCTGAGTACACCGGCTCGGTCATGGCCATCGACCCCTCGGGTAACGGCGGCGACGAAACGGCTTACGCCATCGTCAAGATACTACACGGCAACCTCTTCTTGGTCGCCTCAGGCGGCTTCAAGGAGGGCTACTCCGAGTCAACCCTCAAGGCCCTCGCAATGCTGGCCGCAACCCACAACGTAAACCGCGTGATCGTCGAAGGCAACTTCGGTGACGGCATGTTCACCCAGCTCCTGAAGCCGGTGTTCACCCGCGTCCACCCGGTGACCATTGAGGAGGTCAAGCACTCCACCCAGAAGGAACGCCGCATTTGCGACGTTCTAGAACCGGTCATGAACCAGCACCGCCTCATCGTCGATGCCCAGGTCATCAAGCGCGACCACGAAGCCGAGCCTCACCGGCAGCTCTTCTACCAGCTCACCCGCATCACCCGCGACCGTGGCGCTCTGGTGAAGGACGACCGTCTCGATGCCCTGGCTATCGCCGTGGGCTACTGGGTTGAACACATGGCCCGAGACACGGAGAAGGCGGCTGACGACCACAAGGCAGCACTGCTCGAACAGGAGCTGAAGAACTTCGCCGACCATGTCTTCGGCATGGCAGGAGAGGACACCCTTAGGTGGATGAGCATCGGTTGAAGACCAACCTTTAATTACCCCTCCCTTAAGGAGAGACGAGAAGGAATAAAGGATGAGGAGAGGGACCTGATGAAAAAAAGTCTCTCTCCAGATGATCTTTATGATGGATGGAGGTGGAAGAACCCCCATCCACCAATCCTAATCCCCAGAGGAAACCTTAAGGGTTACTATATGGGATTGCCCGAGACTCGCCGGTTGTGTATCTCGAAGGTTCACTACTGGGGGACCACATGACGAGACTGCTCAAGACCATCGCCCTGATATCACTCGGGGTTCTTTCCGGCTGCGTGACAATGGACAGCGCCAAGCCTGTTATGGAGGCCATGAAGGGCCAACCCATAAGCGTTGCTATCGCCAAGCTCGGCTACCCTGATAGCGAGATGAGCATCGCCGGCAAAAAGGTCTATACGTGGAACAACCAGGACAGCGGCTCCTACACCGTGCCCACCTACAATAACGCCACAACCTACGTGAATGGCCAACCGATCTATTCATCAGTCCAGGGCTCGCGGACGACCAGCTACGACTATCAGTGCAAGTTCAAGGTCATCGCGAGCCAGGGCGACATCATCGAGAACTTCGAATGGAATGGCGACATCGGAGGCTGCGAGGCCTTCGCAATGCGCCTGCAGAAAAAAAGCTGATGGACGCGGCCCACCTGATAATCTCGCTACCGCTCGGTTATCAGGTGTAAAGGTGGATTGATGAATGCTTGAAAAATTCACCCACGTAAAAAACCCACTGACAGTCGTGGCTTTATTCGCTGGCTTTGCGGAAGTAAGTGGAACGCTGATACTCCCGCTGATCGAGAAGGACACCCAGTCGACCTACGTATGGTTCCTGATGGGTTTTCCGGTGCTTCTAATCTTGCTGTTCTTTGCCATATTGAACTGGAATCACACGGTACTTTACGCCCCCTCGGATTTCCAAAACGAGGATAACTTCGCGCGGTTCACGAAAGCATCTGTCTTGGCGATTGTCTCTAAGGAAATCGACGAGCAGCACGAAGCGGAAGCGTTACCCGATGCGGCACCTGAGCATGAAGACCCGGGTGGACGGGCGTTCCATGAAGACCGAGAAGATTATTTAGGCGAAGCTTCGGGCACGGGAAGCGAGCCGACATCTCTGTCCGACCCAATGTTGTCACAAGACGAGCAACGATGGCGCAATCGCATGGCAACTGAACAGGGCCTTAGTAACCTTGAGCGACGTGAAGGAAGATTTTTCCTCCGCTCTGTGGCCTTACCTGACATGCCCCAGGTTGTATTCGATGGTGTTGATCCTGCGCCTGACCGGTTTACCGTGGCGGAGGTTAAGTACAGCCACACCGGCTTTCTTGCATCGAAATTCATTCAAGCGACTTTCGACCGTGCCAAAGATCTCTATAAGGTTGTGGGTCCGGAGGAACAGGCTAATTTCACTTTTCACATGGTGTATGTCATCGGAGATACCACGCCGGAGTCAAGCGCCAGCGCCTTGTACAGCCGGACGAGAGTGATATCCCTGCGCTACCCATTCCGTTCTGTCGTCCATGTTTTTCGCTGGTCATCACTTTAGGGCAGGCAACCGCTAGGGTCACCCATGTACAACGAGACGCAAGAAGCTAATGAGAAGCACGCAATCATCGCTCATGATAGGCATACCAAGGAATTAGCGGACACCGAAAGACTAGTGGAGTCGTTCGGCAATGCGGCGATGAAAGCCCCTGCGATAGCGAGTGCCGGCGGAATCGCTGGTCTGCTCGGTTTCTTCTCGGCCAACGCGAAGGTGATCGCAAACACCGAAGGTAACGCGGTTTTCAGCACAGCGATAATCTACTTCTTCATAAGCGTTCTGTTCGCGGTCATTGCTCCGTCAGTCGCATACATCACGCAATACCTCTACACGACCTACCAAAGCGCGCACACCCTTCACTACGACTACCCGTTTGTCCGACCCAAGCCTTCGGCAACCTATTATCGTGGAGTGGGTTACGGTTTTCATCTTGTCACCCTAGCACTCGTGTTTGCCTCAATCGCTTTCCTAATCATGGGTGGCTTAGAGTTTCTAAGGTTTGCAGCTATTGTTGGCCACGCGCCTCTCTCACCGTTTCTGCAGGGCATTCCTCTGTAGCGAAATGTTTGTTGCAAAAATTTCTGAGGTCAGATCAGATAGAAGGAACCGGGACTTCCCCCCGTGGCCCCTCGACGACACGCAATCGACCCTTCCGGCTGCCACCAATGCCACATCAACGTGACACACGATGGCTAAGCCATTGAAATAATTGTATGCTGCAGCAGATGATCGATCTGCATTCGGCCTAATTGTGTCACGCTCTGCCGCGCATGCCTTGCAATGTTGCGTCGTCCGTTTCTTCGGGGGTGATAATGCCTTTTTCGGCTTACTTGAGGCATGTTAAGGCGACCCAGAATCACGCTACATTAGGCCATGTGGTCACTTCCCGCTTTGCCAACAGACAACCTTTACAAGCTCATCACGCTTCTAGGCATGGCGATGTGGGTAAGCGCGTTCTACCTTATGTACGCGGAACAAAGGCCATTCGAAGAGAGCGGAACATTTATCTATTCTCGCGCGGCTATCCTGAGAGATCGGTTGGAAGATGCAGGTGTCAAACCCAAACCGCTTGAGAAAGACATCACGGAAGAAAGCCCATACGATCGATACAGAGAGTTTCGCGATCTAATCCACTCTGCGGCGCTCGATCCAGTACAAGCGCAGCAATTACGGGACATGAACGAACAGCTGCTCAACACGCGTCTTTCAAATCTACGAAATGTAGACCGGGCTGAACAAATGGCGTTCAACATCCGCTTTCTGACTATTCTTGCGGGGATTCTAACCACGTGCGGCGGTGTAGCATGGTACTTCTGCTTCCAGCGCCATCAAGATTTCATCGCGAAAGTGAACGCTCTTGAAGCGTTTCAACGAGTGTTATTGGCTCAGGCAACCGCGCTGCATAACGGGCTGGACAAAGAGCCGCCACCTGCCAAGAAGACACGCAAACGCGTGACACAAGCGCCCACCTGAAATCGAACCCCATAAATTTTAACCGAGTCAGAACAACGGCTTGGTAAATTGACCGAGTGTTTCGCGCATCTGCCACTTTACAATAAATCCACCAGTGAATATGTTTCTCTCACCAAATCAGGGCGGCCAAGTCGGCCTGAGGCGGCGGGTGAGGGGCAGGCAGGCCGCTCGGTTCTTTGACAATTGAAGACGCTAGCATCGACCCTTCAGGGTTGGTGGGTAGCACTGGGTACAGCGGCGAAGCTGTGCCTAGTCCTATCCACGAGTGAATGCAAAGGAGACATTCAATGTTCAAGGGAACGCTCATTCGGTCTGGCAACAATGCAAAAACGGTCAAGGGTGACGGTGAATATGAAACCGCCATCATGTACCTTGCGCCCTTCACCATGGCAGGCGCGAACGTCTGCCCTATGGCTGAACAAGCGGGCTGCGTTAAAGGCTGCCTGAACACAGCGGGCAGGGGCGCTTACAATAACGTCCAGCAAGCCCGCATTGCCAAGACAAAGCGCTATCAGGCCAGCCGCACGGCTTTTATGGCCGATCTGGTCACCGATCTGGAGCGCTTCGTTGCCTACTGCAAGCGCAAGGGCGTCAAACCCGCAGTCCGCCTAAATGGCACCTCTGACATTCAATGGGAGGTGGCGCACTACGCTAGCCGGGGTGACGCTCGCGGTTCGGTCTTTGAGTTGTTCCCTGAAGTGCAGTTTTACGACTACACGAAGGTTTACAAGCGGGCCTATCGCCAGTTGCCCGCCAACTACGCCTTAACGCTGAGCTATAGCGCGGCAAATCCTGCCTATGCTGAGGTGGTCACGAAGGCTGCCCACGAGACCGGCGCTAACTTGGCCATCGTCTACCGCACAAAGGAACAGCGCGACTACTTCGTCGGCAAGCTTGTGCAATACGGTGATGCCTGCCGCGATGTTATCGACGGTGACGAAACCGATATGCGGTTCCTTGATCCTAAAGGCGTGATTGTTGGTCTCTACGCCAAAGGCAAAGCCAAGGGTGACCAATCGGGCTTTGTCGTGGGCTGAAGCATCCACCTGTGAATTGAAAACTGCCGAAACCGGCTGCCATGCGTGGCCGGTCGCGGGGCTTGGCATGCCCTGCCTGATGATGGCTGCCGAACGAAAGGAAATGACCGTGAGAGTGGATGTCTATTGGAACGTGAAGCAGGGTTGCTTCTCAATCCGTCACAAGGGCGTTGTGATTGCCCATGCGTCGACTGTTCTAATCCGTGACCCTGAATATGTGGTCCAGAAGGCAGGCAGGGCGCGGGTGCTGGCTTCCGGTCAGAAAGAGGTTCACGCCTTCGTTCGTGGCCACCTCGAGGCCTGCCAAGGCGAGGAGACATACGCGGCACGGTCGCGGGGCTTCTATTGCCTCTGGACGGGCATGGATAACCGCTATCGCAAGTTCGCCAACCAGACGGGCAGGGACGTGACCTATAACCCGCTCAAGGTGGACACGTTCATGGTCCAGACGCGGGACGGGAGCGGGGGCTTCACTCTTGAGCCGATTGCCAAGGGCGAATTGGCCCTGCTTCGCAAAGGCACCATCATGGGGCGCAAAGGCAAGCCGGTCGTGATCGACTTCGACCCCTGCCAGATGCCGGAGGGCTTCCGCTAATGGCCACCACCTACCACGTTCGCAAGGTTGCCAAGGGTCGCTGGGGCATCACTGCCGCACATCCCGGCTGGGTGACGCCCATCGGCACCTATCCCAAACGCTCGGCAGCAATCACGGTCGCAAAGCTGCTCGCAGGTTGGCGCTGCTCAGTCGTCGTTCACTCCTCCTAAAACTGCCGAAACGGGCCTCGCTGGGCCTGTCCTCGCCTTTGGCATGGGCGGGCTGATGATGGCTGCCAACTGGAGAATGACCATGGACAACTCGATCCTTTTCAACTGCTGCACCGACCATGCCGCCCCTAACTGGTCGCAGTACTATGCGCTCGAACTGGGCGGCTGCATTGAAGCCAAATGCACGGTCACTAGCGACACTTGGACTGAGGGCGGTTATCATCGCAGTGACGCCGAGTTCTTCACGGTCTATGGCCACCTCAAGGAAGGGGGCTGCGAGGCCATAACGGACTGGCATGGCAGCTTTGATGAGGCTGTTTGCACCGCTGAGGAATTGGCGAGGCTCTCAGGTCTGCCCCTCGAAGTCCGCTGCTAACCACCTGATGAGGCCATCAAGGCCGAAACCTAAGGGATCGTTACGCGGTCCCTGATGGTCGTGGTTTCTCCACAACAATCCACAGGTTTACTGAATTCATCTGGCGTTACGTCAGGTTGATTGGCAACTCCTGTTAAGTGCCTCTTTTGACTTCGCTTTGGGCGATGACCGCCCGCGTATCATCACCATGTATCGGTGGAGCAGGGCTAAAGATTTTGCATGGCTGATATGCTCTGAGTGCATCATTAGATAGGACAGTATTCCTATTTGATCCCGGAAAATCAGTGTGAAATCAGCGACATGCGCGACTCACAGGCGAGATGAAACGACACTTTCCTGCCTTGACCTATTCACCAGTGGCCCTTTTGCAGCTTGTGGTACGGGTTAGCGCGGGAGTATATCCGTTTCCGTCCTTAAACCAGAACAGGACGCGAACGGAAAGCGAGGGACTAGAAGGTGCGGGCATTCAAAAAAACGAAGCGATTTGAAGTATATATCGAGATCGAAAGGTCTCGAATTTTGGATCGCTTTTTTAGCTATCGCTGCGATGATGGGAACCACGAACTGTGGCTCGGTCGCTGCTACATCACACTGTTTATTGCACAAACCTAACCACGGGTGTATGGGTTCCATCGTACAGCCCCGGGCTGGGGCCAATAAGAGGGACATTCCACATGCCTAAGGCATTGTTTTCGCGCATGGGCGCGGTGATGAATGAGGTGCGCCAGCTCCAAGATGAGAAGGCGCTCATGTCGGTGCAGACCTTCGAGGTCTTCCTCGTGATCGCCTCAAAGGATGGCATTCCGTCTTCCGAGATCAGGAAGATAACGGGCATTCCACAGCCCTCTGTAAGCCGCGCTCTCGGTGATCTTGGAGAGAAGGCCGTCCGCCGTGACGCAGAAGGCCTCAAGCTCATCAAGACCGAGCGTGACCCCAGCGATATGCGCAATGTGGTCTGCTTCCTGACCCCCAAGGGGAAACTATTGGCTGCCCGCATAGCGCAGCTAATGGGCATCGACGACACCAAGGTAGGCGGGTCGCTCGAACGTAATGCCCAGTGAGGAGGAGAAGCCCATGCCGAGCCTTTTCAGAGGACTTTCGGCTGCCGTGTGGCGGGAGCGTTTTGAGGCTGCTGGTTGGCCAAAAGAAGCTGCCGATTACATGGCCCTGTGGCTCACCATTGGAGCGAAAGACCCGCCACCTGAGTGGCAGGAAATTCTCTCCAAAGTAAAGGGTGGTGCCCAGTGAGGGACTCGAACCCCCACACCTCTCGGCGCTTGGACCTAAACCAAGTGCGTCTACCAATTCCGCCAACTGGGCAACGAAAGGAGATGCGATGCCTGTTAAACCACGCGGAGCCTCATGGCAAGCCGCTGTCTCTCATAAGGGGACGCGGTTGAGAAAGGACTTCCCAACAAAGCTCGAAGCTGAGATTTGGGAAGCCGAGACGAAGGCAGCACTGCTGTCTGGTAAAGAGGTGGTCGTAAAGACTGCCGAGCCTGTCATGACCCTGCAGCAGCTCTTCGATCTGGTCGCTGAGACCCGATGGAGGGGCACCAAGGGCGAGAAGACGGCGCTGATTAATGGTCAGCACGTGGTCAACATCCTCGGCCCACAGAGGGACGTTAAGACCCTCTGCTACGAGGACAGCTTGACCATCAAGAAGACGGTGACCGGCTGGAAACGGGCGGATGCCACGATCAATCGCAAGCTCGCTGCTTTCTCCACCATGGTGAAAGAGGCGTACAAGCTCGGCAAGATCGACAAGCTGTTCGACATCGGCCTGATCAAAGAGCGGAATACCCGCGTCAGGTACTATGAGGACAAGGAACTCGATCAGATGCTAGCTTGGTGCGACGAGATGCTTGAAGATGAGCTGAGGGACTATATCATTGTCTCTCTGGACACCGGTTTCCGGCAGGGTGAGGTCTTAAAGATCACCAAGCGGGACGCCGAACTGGAAGACCTCTGGACCTTCGACACGAAGGCGGGGGACAAACGGGATGTGCCGCTCACAGCCAGGGCGAGGGAAGTTCTCCTCCGCAGGGCCAAGCCTCTCAACGATCCCGACGCGAAGCTCTTCACTCAGAAGCCTGCTTGGTACCGGGAACATTGGAAGAGCATGCAGTCGGACCTCGGCATGACCGATGACAACAACTACGTGCCGCATGTTCTGCGCCACACGTTCGTCACCAACATGCTGCTGCATACCGACATTCGCACGGTGCAGGAGCTGGCCGGCCACAAGCGCATCGAGACGACCATGCGATACGCGAAGACATCAGCCGAGCGCAAACGTCTTGCAATTAAGCGGATGTCGGACTATCAGGGGGCCGAAATCGGAGCGTGA